GTTGTACATAGATTATCTCCATTTTTGGGTTGTCTAGAAAGGGTGATTAACTCGCCGCGTATGTGACACAGCGTTTAGGTATATATTACGTTATCGTAAGTATTGATTTGTAAGCAGAATATGACTGTACGATACCTCTCTGAGGTAACTGTTTGTCCTACTTAACTTTTATTCTTCCAACTCCCTGTTGACTTGTGACGTATGTTGCATGGGTGAGCCTCTTGTTAAATCAGAGGCTTACCCTTTTTTTTGTCTTGGTGTCATGTCACCGTGTCACGCTCATGTCACAGCAAATCAGACAAGCTATAGATGTCCTCTGGGGCCAGCTTCGCATATCCCAGCGTGGTCTCGATGTTAGAATGTCCCATCCATTGCTTCACCCGCATGATGTCAGCACCCCTTTGGACGAGCCTAGAAGCACAGGTGTGTCGGAATGTATATACAACGATATCCTTGAGGCCTCTGCGCTGGGCTGCGGCTACAATGGCATCCTTGAAGGCAGTGTATGAGATACCATCGAAAGGTCGCTGGTGTCCCTCCTCTCGTGACCACTCCAAAGCCTCAAGGGCGCGTGGTGTCAGCGGCAAGGTGCGCGGTGTGTTGGTCTTGGTCTTCCAAAGGGTGATCAAGGTGCGCCCGTCCTTGCTCTTGGATACGTCAGCCCACTCGAACGGCTTGGCGACCACCGCTTGTGTCGTGGAGACCTCTGAGGGTCTCACCCCTGTGTCGATCATGAACTCCGCAAGCATCCGATAGTCTAGGATATTCAGTTCATCAAGAAGGGCCACCTCTTCGTCATCTGTGAGATAACGGATGCGGCTGCTACCTGCGCGGAACGAAGGCCACTCGATGTTACTGCTAAGATGTATGTCGCCCATCTTATGACTGTGTTTGAGCAAGGTCTTCACGCGGGTCAGGTTGATCCTGATCGTGGTGTCCCCTACCCCTTCCATCTTACGCTTCTCAACGAAACGTATAACGTCCCTTGTCGTAAGTTTTAGAGGGTCGGAAGGAAGCAAACGCTCCGCGTGGCGGATGTCTGTCTCGATCATCTTGCGCCGCTGGTTGGGCCATAGGTATGCGTGATATCTGTCAGCCAGAGAGCGAAGGGTAACAGTTCCCATATCGCAACCATCAGGCACAGGAAGGCCAGCTTTGATCGCTGCCCTCGCTTTCCCTTCCCAAAACTCAGCGGCCTCTAAGGTGTCAAAGGTTACGCGGTGGTATTTACCCCCGTTGGGTTCTTTCACCCGCGCTTGGAACTTACTCCCTCGCTGTGCAACGCTCATTCTAAAGCCTCCTCGATGCGATCCATTAAATCCAAACCTTTGCGGTTATACTGCACGATGTTCGCGCGTCTGTTCATTGGGTCTTGTGCCATTGTGACCATGTTCAAACCTTTCTCACGCGGTGACTTCCACTCGCACCAAAAAAGGGTAGCACGGGACGCCGTTGCGCCACTCATGCCGAGACGTTCTTCAACAATAGAGCGGTTGCCGCTATTGTTCTCGATATCTGCGTAGTAAAGCAGGGCGAGCATGGAGGGCAGAGACATCTTAGGGTCTAGCTTTTGGAATTCCTCCAATGCTGCAATCAACTTGTTTATGTTTTTAAACTTACGGGCCATTGGTATCCTCATGGGTTTCAAGTGGCGTGTAACCATTCGACGTACAGCTTTCAAGAAAATTGTAAGAAAAAAGGCTCGTGACATAGGTATCCGCAAAGGGTCTTCCTGTTTCCTCTTCAATTACATTTAAAAGGGCATCTAGGGTTTCGCTCCATTCAGTTTCTGTTGTGATTACTTCCGAGATCGGAAGGGTCTGGCCTGTATATTTCAAGGGCAGCTTGAGTGCCTCTATTGTTATTTGGTCTTCTAATCTTTCGACACACCGCATCAACTTAATGAATAGCAGTTGGGACGCCGAAAGGGTCGGTCCTCGTGTATTCCAGCCCCAGCTTGAAATGTGCCACCAACTGCCGCCTTCTGTTTTATCTATTTTATTCATAGTGCCATTATCTTTCTATTTAATTTCTGCAATAACCCACCAAACCACTAGCGCAATTATTGCGACTAGGGAAGGGTCACGCATAATGACTGTACTAAAATCGTACATGATACGCCTCACCCGCCGCGAGTGCCGCATAGGCTTGGATCAACCTTTCGTTCACAAGGTCAAATTCGGGGTCATCAAATTCTAGATGTGATAGGTCGCGTTTTTGCTGGGCGATGTAGGTATCCATTTGGATAACGTATGGCTCGCCGTTTATATCATGGGTCATTGCGCCGCCTCTCTTTTTAATTCTTGTGATATGCGGTAATTTTCATGAGCCGCGCAGAATTCAATCAAATCATCAAGGACAACTTGAGTTGAAGTTGCAAGCGTCCCTTCGCGGTAACCTTTGCTAGTCAATATATTCATTAACTTACTCTGGGCGTATCGAATACCTTTGGAGTTATTCATTCCGTTACCTTCCGTTATCATGCGGGAAATCGCATGGGATAAGAGCGCCGCAACGCTCTACACCGATACAATTTGAGTATGGATTAGGCGCGAAGCGTAAAGCCGCTTGTGTCGTGTTTCGCATCGCCTTTTGCTTTGAGCATAACCACAACGCCTTTCGGGTCCGCTGGGCGGTAATCATGTGCATCGCCATCCGTTACGGTCCACTCACCCGCCATTGCTGCAACCTTGCCGCGAACAAGTGACGCCTTGTATAACGCTTGCTCCGCGCAAACCGCTACGTTGCCACCCGCTGACAATACCTTGATGCAATCAACGTCATTATCTTCTTTGCGTGAAAAGGTTATATGGTAATTGCTGGGCATATCACCACGCGCCCAATTAATCGCGCGTTTAGTAACGGCGGTATAATCATAGAAAGAGCAATCACTAAAGAATTCCATGAGTGTGACTGTAACGCCGTTGATATCAACCTTGCGATTTTCCCATGGCAAGTCACTTGTGGCATTTAACCGATAGGCTACATCATAACCTTTAGCGGTCCACTTGCGGCGATGCGCTAACATCTCAAAGACTAACACGGCCATGAAAGCGTCACGTTGTTTGAAATAGGCTTGCGTCTTTGTAATGCGGCTTGTCTCTTTCTGGTCCATATATGCGGGATTGCCCGCAGTATGTAAGCAAGCCAATACGCAACCTGTTGAAGCCTTAGGACACACTTGAAAGCCGCTAAGGTTAAAAGGTGCAAGGTGCATCGGCGCGGTCATTACATCGACAACCTTACCATTCTTGGCAACCTTAGGATTGCTTTCGGGTTGTGCGAGTATCGTGCAAATAGCGTGGCCATTGGCGCGAAGGTGACGGATTGCGGACGCTTTAGAAGTGAAGCCGTTGATTGTATAAGACATGGTATATATTCCCTTTGCGTAACTATTAAAGATCAAGAAAGGCGATTGATACGCCAACTATCGCGGTTAAGATCATGGTGAGCGCCGCGCCTGTTATGTCACCCGTTGACGCCAAGAGAAGCGATAGGATGACTGTGAACAACGCACAGGTTGATAGGATGAATTGGAGAAAGGTTGTCATGGTTATAATCCTTGTGGTTATTTGTTACGTTATAGTGACTTTTGCACAACCCTTACGATAGCGCAACAATTAATTGTGGGTTGTCGGAAAAAAAATAGGTGACCGACTGGCCACCTCATGGTGACCTATCGAAAAAAAATAAGGTGACGCCGGAAGAAACAAAGACAAGAGATAGGACCGAAGCGGACCCATTGCAGCCCATGATCAACCGCAATTGATCCACGTCAAACTGTGAGTTGGACCGCGACCACATATAAATAAGGCGATGCACCGCCTATCGTGTCACAAGGTTGCGATCCAGACCCACCCAGACCACCCCTATCGTTATGTTATAATATCACACCCGCACACCCCCATGAGGGGGGCCGACAGGGGCCGCGTATATATAAGACCTAACAGATATTTTTGTCATTTTAAGTCCTAAAGGTTACCCCGAGGTTAATCACGAGGTTATCCTAAAGATACCTAATGGGGGAGGTACATGGTGGTGTACATCCTTAGCTTACCCTGAGGTTAAACACGAGGTTATACTATAGTACCCTATAGGTGTATCTTTGGGGGATCTATTCTAGATACGGTGAATAATTAATTATCCTTATTTCATTGGGTTTCTGCGGGATTAATCACCGTTACTAGAAAACCCCAAAAGGATAACCTCATGCACCCTTATGTAATCATTGGAACCCCTACTTGTTCCTACTGTTCACAGGCGAAAGCCTTGTTGATGGATAAGTATTCTGACTACCAATATTATGACCTAGAGAAGAACCCGTGGGTCCGATCATTATTCAAGATAGCCAAGTTAAAGACAGTGCCACAGGTGTTCTCTCCTGAGGGTGATCTTATAGGTGGCTATGATGAACTTGTGGTTCACCTGAACACCCTGAGTACCCAAGCATGATTGAGATCAACCAACTGGTAGATGTCGGGTTCATTGTCGTCATCATGTTCATGCTTTGGGAGAACCACAAGACCCAGAGGTTACTGGAGGAAGTGGCGTACCAACACAACCAACTAACCGCAGCCTTTGAGGAGTTTGGGGAGGCCGTAGTGGCTGACCTAGAGGATGTTGCTGACGTACTGAATGAGGATGCTAAGAATGATTGAAGTTACTTACATTAACCACATGGGCAATGATCTGTCTGTTGCCAATGCTGCTAGGGTATCCTTTGGTAAGACCAGTGAGATGGAGGATGACCCTTGGGGTCCCCCGAAGCTCAAGACTAAGGATGATCGGTTGATCCGTTATTTGGCCAAGCACAAGCACATCAGTCCTTTTGGTCATTGCTTTGCATCGTTCCACGTTAAGGCCCCTATCTTTGTTGCTAGGCAACTTGTGAAACATAAGTTTCTTAGGTGGAATGAGATCAGCCGTAGGTATGTCAGCGACCCTCCAGAGTTCTTTGAGCCTAAGGAGTGGCGTGGTCAATCTGCTGATAAGAAGCAAGGTAGCTCTGGTGTTGTCCACGATGTGAACATCAAGACCACACAACGGTTAGTCGCTATGCTTTACGATAACCTTCTGGAGCAGAACGTGTGTGAGGAACAGGCCCGTATGGTGCTACCTCAGAATACCATGACTGAGTGGTACTGGTCGGGTTCGCTAGATGCCTTCAGTGATATGTGCAACCTGCGCTGCAAGCCTGACACACAGGCAGAGACACGAGAGGTAGCCAAACAGATCGACCACAAGATGATTGAGTTGTTCCCAGTATCGTGGGATGCCCTTACGGAGAGTGATGATAATGACAGGAACGATTGAAGTTAAAGACATCAAGATCAACGAAGATGGTGGTGCTACATATACATTCGACCTAGACGAGAAAGCCTCTGGGTTAGCCCAAGAGGAAGGTCTAAAGCTCTTACTGTACTGTGGTCTTACCAAGGTTGATCTTGATGATGTCTATAATTGGATACTCGATCAGGCTGAGACTCCTGAGTCCATATAAGGCCCTCAGCACCTTGACCCCATGAAAACACGTTAGGCCCCTCTAGGGGGCCTCTCCGTGGCTCTCAGGGCTACCTAAAGGATGTGAACATGGTAGCTTCTTCAGAGATGATCGGGCGCCTAACCTTATTAGGGTTAGAGGCGTTATCCATGAACTTCTCTAGTTCTCCATCTAAGAGGCTTTGTTTGTGTGCTTGTTCACCCGCAACCTCGTCTTTGTTCATCTGTTCCACGAAGTAACCCACGGCCATGCTTAGAGCATCTAGGCGGTCATCGTGTCTCAGTGAACCTTTGTCGGTTGTGATGCGTGTCAGTTGATAGATCAGCATCTTGTGGAACCTTACGGCTTGCTCGTATTTCTGAGCGGTCCTGTAGTCTTCCTCGATCACCTTGGGGTCCATGACGAGCTTGTGTCGCATCATCACAGGTTCAAGTGTGTCGATAATCCTACGTTCCTTCTGTTTACTGTGGCGTACCTCTTCGATCAACACGGGGTGTATCTTACTAAGCACGGGTTGTAGCAGTTTCATGAACATACCATCACCAAAGTTGCTCTCGATCACAACGTGATTAACCTTATATTTTTTTGCGATATGGCTGAGTTCAGTGAGCGTGGTATCATCATAACCACCACTGAGACCCCCACAGGCAACCACATAGAGATAACCGTTGAGCATCTTAACGACAGCGTAGCCTGTTTCATCTGCCCCACGACCACTAGGGTCGATGGACATGACACTGCCAGTGAAGTCACTAAAGACATCCCCCACGTTCATTGGTGGGTACATACGGTCCCCTCGCATCGCTGCGTTGGGTAGGTCGTTCAGCGCACGGTCCTCTAGAGGTCCCCAAGTTAATCTCAGGGGTCCCTGTTCATCGTCTACGGACATGATGATCATATCTCGTACCTTGAGAGGGAAACGCTCCATATCTGATAGCTGGGTCGATAGCATGAACTGCATCGCAAACCCTGCTTTACCGTAGGATGCTTCTCGCTCCAAAAGGTCAGCCTCTCCAAACCGCTTGGGGTCAGTAGGCTCTGTAGGTTTGAGATCGAGGCCCTTGATGAACGTAGCTAGGCTCTCACCGTACTTATCCATCTCTTCAGCCTTAGGCATCCGTGCTGGCCAGATTTGGCATTGATAGCCACGTTCAGGGAGTTTCCCGTACAGGCTGTCTTCAGTCTGAGGGGTCCCCAAGAACACCACACGGGATGTCGGTAGCGGTTTAAGAACCGCATCGAACTCTTTGATAGTCTCAGCTAACTTGTCGCGCATCTGTTGCGTACCAGAGTTATTCAAGACCTCAATATCGTCTGCTACGATCAGGTCAGCACGAGACCCTGTGATCTGTGAGGTGATACCCACGGATTTAACACTAGGAGACTGCGAGGCTGTCGCTGGGCCTACGTCAAAGCTGATCTTAGACTGCCGTTGTTCTGATCGGGGCTTCAGGTACTCTAGACCCTCTAGCTCCCATATGAGGCGCTGACAGAATGTAGAGAACGCATCGGCACGTTCCTTGGACGCTGATACAACAAGTATCTTAGCTTCAGGGTCTTTGAGAAGACGCCACACGACATAACCCGCTGTGAGGTGTGACTTCCCTACCCCACGAAAAGCCTGAATGATGGAACGCTTAGGTCCATGCTGCAAGTAGTCTGCGATATCTAGCTGTACTGGGGTTGGCTCTGGAAGGCCGAGGTGTTGGTGGATGTAGTAAACGAATATCTTAAAGTCTGATCTTATTTTTTTGTGAAATGGGGTTTCAGGTATAGCCATAATTATCCTTGATCAAAAAAAGAGGTCCCCTAAGGGACCCCTAATTTTTTTATGTTAAGTCTACGATTTCGCAGGACCCACCAGTACAAGCCAATGTTTGTGACCCGATTGTTGTGTCTTCCGCTTCGTATTCTTTGAGTTTCGCCCAATCGATGCTTTCAGGCATGAGTGATAGCAATGTGGTGTAGTCTGACTTACCGATTTCCTCGTATGGAGCCTGTTGATATGTGTGTTCCGAGTAAGGCAGGAACGATACACCAGACATCTCGTCAAAGTTCTTGTAGACAAATGCACCTACAGAAAACCATTCAGACGAACGAACATTTATAGTTACAGATGGTTTGTGCTCACACCATGAACGCTGGTAGGCCAACCACATCTCTAGTTGGTCAATCGCGGACATATCTGAGGTGACCACAGCCTTATCAGGGGCCTTCTGTGGAAAGCTAAAGACCATAGTTTGGTCAGGCTTAAACACATCAGGTTCTGAAGGAATACCTTGATCAACCATGAACTGTGTCAGAGGGTCTTTCATGTCACCACGAACACGCCGAATGTAATACTCACTATGACGCGCGTGTATCCCACTCGCAGAGTCACACAGTTGTGACACCGTTCCACTTGGTTTATTGCAAGTAATAGCTGCGGATACAGGGATGTCGAGCTTTTCAGCCCACAACTTATTTGTTTCCACTGCGATCCACTTTAGGTGCTCAAGTGTTTTATCAAGCCCTGTGTTCTTCAGGTTCATTAATGGATTATCCATTACCCCCGTGAGAGACACACCGAGCAATCGTTCTTCGGCTGTATTTCGTTGCCACACTTTACGCAAATATGGGAACTGTATGAAAGTGGACTGAATAGTTCCGAGAATAGTCGCAAGTCGAACTTTTCGTTCCAAGTCTTTAATATTGTCTGTAGCACGAACCACGACCTCCGTTAGGTTGCAAAACTGATACGGTCGCAGAATTATCTCCGAACACGGATTAGTTCCGAAATCGTAAGAGTCATCCCTGCGACCATTCTTTTTAGCTTGTTTCTTTGATGCTTCACGGTTGAAGATACCACGTTCACCAGAACCTGACTCAACCAATGCCATCCACTCACGCATGAACGAGAGGCTGTCAGGCTTCTCAGTGTAGGATACTGAGTTGTTAGCCAAAGCACGTTGTGGGTCATTCTCCCACCACTGCCCTGACTTGGCATGGCGCATCCGATCATCCGAAAGGTTTGACAAGCTGATCATTGCAGAGCGGCGTACACCACCAACAACGACCACCTCACCGATCTTACACATCAGATCATGGCACTCCAAGGATGACAATTTACGACCAGCGGCTTTCTTAAAGACATCAACAACGAAGTTGAAGAGATCGACAAGAGGCGCTGGGCCAGAAGCACGACCACCAAAGGTTTTCAATTTGGCTCCCGCTGGGCGTACCTTAGAGACATCCCAAGATGGAACCTCACCTGAATACAGAAGAGCAATGAGTTGCCGCAGAGCTTTCGCCCAACCTTCTTTGCTGTCTTTAACGATAATGGTTGTATCGCTATCAAACATCAATTCAGGAACTTCTGGCAATTTATTAATGTACTGCCGCTCTACCGAGAACCCCACACCTGTGCCACACAATAGGATAAACATGGCTTCATCAAATGATTTGGGATCGTCTACGGGTAGATAGGAACAGTTATAACCTGCGGTGTTGTCCCGCTCCAAAGCAGGACCTGAGGTCATCAAGGCTCTCATGGAAGGCATAACGTCTAAGCTAAGGATAGCCTCACGGATATCTTTAACAGCGGAAGCAGATAAGCTGTCTTTTCCTTGTAGAGTTTTACCGACAACATTCTCGATATAACGCTCTACTGTTTCACTCCAGCTTTCACGGCGTTGCTCGTCATCGAGCCACCGTGCATAACGTGATGTGTGAATAAATGCTTGATAGTCTGTAGGTAGATAGTTGTTCATTCGCCACGGCCCCGCTGGTCTTTGTCTTCTTTCAGCCAAACCATCCGATCAATATCAGAACGAGTAATTCCAATATCTTTCAATTCACGATCTGAAAGTCTGTTAAGTATTTTGATTGCTGCCCTGTGTTCTGACCACATGACGCAATATCTCATGAACCTAACGATGATGTTGTTTACAAACCTTGTTTTCATCGGTTGTCACCTGAGCCAGCTAAGGTCCCACGCTTTTTACGTTCCGATAGTTTTTCAAGGTTCATCTCAGCGGTGCGGTCTAGGCTTTGGCCTAGGTCCTGTGAAAGGACAGCAAGATACCAAAGAACATCGCCTAGCTCTTTAGCGATTTCCTGTTTGGTTTCTTTATCGAATACACCTTGCTTGTCACGATAGACCTTTTTGATCTTATTCATGACCTCACCAGCTTCTCCTGCGAGACCAAAAGCTGGGTATGAGATACGGTATTCGGTTGGGTATATTGCGGTCTCTATTGCCTTACGTTGATAAAAAGCGAGGTCCATTATTGCTCCTAAGTTTGGGTTACCTAGGAACGGTGATTAATGGCCTCTAGTTGTAGTATTCTTCACTATCGAAATCAGGCAAGGCTTCCATCAATGCGGTAAGCCCCTCATTCTCTGACGCAATAGCTTCGATATTATTGTCCTTTAGAAACCTAATTGCTGTAGACAACTCAGCGGCACTTGCCTCACCACTCTGGATACGAGCGAGTAAGTCAGCCGCGATTGCAGAGTGTAGGTTTCCTAGTAATTCTTTTGATGCAGACATATTATCCTCCTGCCATCTTTAAAGCAGCAATGCGGGTCTCTTCGTTACGTCTGAGCCATCCGCGTCCAAATGTGGAGAATGTCTTCAGGCGGCGATAAAACGCTTCACGCTCCGCTGCGTATTGTTCGATGATGTCTTCTGGGTCCATTCTACCGACAGCCCCTAAGGTCTGAGGACCTATCGCTCCGTCCTGTGGTACACCTACGACCTTTTGGAGCATCTTAGCTCCTCGACCCACGCCGCCATTAATACAGAGGTCAAAAACCGCGAAATCAACGCCAGATGGTAGATCATCACATTTAGCTCGATCCCAATAGTTACGCTTGTATATCGGGGTGACATCGGCAACCGTGAGTGCCTTCATGTCATCTACAGTCACAGGCGCATCGACCCACCCCTCGTAAACCGCTTGGGTAACTCCGAGATTTGTTGCACCGCCGGGATCGTCTTTGTGGTTCACGAACCCACCTTCGTGGTGCAAAATCATCTTTAAACTCTGTTCAAAATTATCTTTCACTTAGATGCGCCTTTGTATTTCTCAAATGTTCTCATGCCGCCAAGACCTAATAATGCCATGACTAAACTCATGAGTTGTTCCGCCGCTAAACTTGGGAGTTCTACGGGTAGTTTTGCGTATGCGTTAATTAGACCTGCGAATGGTAAGATCAGGAACTGATACCCCAAGCCAAGCGCGGCGACCCAGCCAATAGCTGGGCGCCACCCAGCAACGAATATTGATCGATGCTTTGCACCTTCGATATTCGCCACTGCTTGGAGCATATGCGGTTGCTGCATGAGTGTTGCTAATTTTAGCTTTGCAGCTTCCCGCTCTTCTTCAGATGTGAAGAGTTCATCTAAACCTTTCGCCAGCCCATCGACAATACCGCCGATAGGATTGAGGTTCATGTGTTGGTTTCCTTACA